CTCGCTGTTGGGTGTGCAGGGGTTCGACACTCGATCCGCAGGCAAGGGGTGGATTTGCACCGGTGACGGGTACAAGAGCTTGTCGATACTGGATATGCCAGAGGCGTTGTACCTAGAGCCGTTCCCGCTGCTCCCGATGGCCGCACTGGAGGCGCTTAACGGCAACTTCGTCGCTACGCCTTACACGATTGATGCGTTCGATGCGTTGGGTGCGTTGGGTGAAGCGGGTGAGATGGAGATCAGTGAGGTCGATGTGCGTGACCTTGAGCTGGCGATCAATCACCAGAAGCTTGACGGCCTAACGCTTGAAGACCTTACGGCTTACGTCTCTAAAATACCCCCGGCTGATCTTGAAGCCTACGGGTCATGGTTGAAGGTGGGTATGGCCCTGCACCACCAGACTGACGGCAACAAAGAAGGGTTTGTTATCTGGGACACATGGTCGAAGGACAGTTCCCACTATAATTATCAGGAGTGCCGTGAGAAGTGGCGCACCTTCGCCAATCGCGAGGGCATCAGCAAGCCCACCCGGTTTGACTACATCATCAGCCGTGCCGGTGGCCGTGCTGTTGTTGACACGGCAGGCGCTGCCGCCGTTCTGGCCACCACCCTTGCTGACCTGCTTGAACGCGCAGCGGGCATTGATACGCTCGACGACTACACCACCTTCAAGCGCGAGGTTCGCGCCATCGATCCGTTCAAGCTGCCGTTGGACGGTCGGCGCATGATTGCTAAGGAGCTGCACGATGCGTTTGGCAAGGAGAAGGGGCTGGGCGTCACCGACATCCGTAACGAGCTGCTGCCCAAGAAGCGGGGGGCTGGGGCTGGTGGCGTTAGTGCGGGTGCTGTGGTTGATCAGGACGGCAACAGCGTGCTGCCCGAGTGGGCGCAGCCGTGGGTGTATATAGAAGTCACCTGTGAATTCGCGCACACCGAACTTAATTACGCGATCAGGCGCGAAGCGTTTAACGCGAAGTACGACCGCCTGCCTGACGTGATGATGTCGGAGAAGCAGGCGTCCTCGTATTGCCTCAACGATCTGAACATGCCCACCGTGGTGGACACCATCTTCTGGCCCGGAGCAGGGCGTTTGTTGGAGGTGGAAGGTAAGGCCATGCTCAACACGTACCACCCCAGCGGCGCTACGCCTTGCGCGGTGGGGGATTTGAGCGTTGCGGGTCAGGCCGCCATCGATCTGATGCTGGCACACGTAGACTTTACCATTGCCGACCCGCGTGAGCGTGAGATATTGCTCGACTTCCTGACCTACGTATACCAGCACCCCGGTCAGAGGGTGGGTTGGGCGTTGCTGTTGCAGGGGGCACAGGGCACGGGGAAGTCATTCTTTGCGGTCATGATGCAGCTATTAATTGGTACTGGAGTGACCAACCTTGAGCCTTCCGCTATCGAAGGGCGATTCACCGGCTGGGCGCATGGCTCTACGCTTATCGTGATCGAGGAAATCCGTATATCCGGCACCTCGAAGTTCACGGTGCTCGACCGGATGAAGCCCTTTATCAGCAACGCCACTGTGGTGATCGAAGAGAAAGGCCGAGACCATCGCACCGTGCCTAACTTTTCTTCGTACTTATTGTTCACCAACCACCGGGACGCTATCCCCATCGGCGATGGTGATCGGCGCTACTGCGCGATCTTTGGGCGTGTACAATCCGAGGAGCAGCTCTATGCAGAACTGGGTGGGGAGAGTGGTTCAGCGGCCTACTTTGACAGGCTGTTTGCGGCAGTCCAGCACAACGCGGATGCGCTCGCGTGCTACTTTGGGAGTCGGGTAATATCCCCTAATTTTCATGCAAAAGGGCGTGCCCCAGAGACCGGAGCGAGGCAGGAAATGATCTCCTACGCCCTATCGCCTGATCGTTTGGCGCTGGAGGATGCCATCAGCAGGCATGCTTGCGGCGTCATAAATGATCAGATTGTGGACGTTACGTGGCTTAATAGACTGGCCAGCGCGGAGGGTGAAGTGCTTCCCACGGGTAGAATGTTGAGCGCAATTCTGTTGGAAATGGGGTATGAGGCGATTGAAGGGCGAAGGATGAGAATTAAAAAAACGGGAACAAAACATTATGTATGGGTAAAAATGGGATGTAATCGTGTTGAGTCGGCAAAAGAGGTAATGCGGGAATTTCATGACGGCGACGACGACGATGAGTTCTAGGGCGTGTTTTCCGGCAACTGGGTGCGATGTTGGGTCTCTGGGCGCGATATAAAATGATCGCGCCCAGTATCGCGCCCAGTTATAAACCCTTGAAATCTCTATATATATTACTCTACTGGGATCAAGGGATCGATAATAGTAGATAAACTGTTCCGTGTTAGAGAGTTTTATTTTTATGGGTAATAGTAGTATATAATGTAAGGATACGAAAATCCTGTAGTAGCGGTATGAGAAATGGTAAAAACCGCGCCCATTGCGCCCAAAGGGGTATAAAGTTTATGTAAATCAATACGTTAACAAAAATCGTATCGCGCCCATTGGGTTTTTTTCCGCGCCCAGCACTTTTTTCGATGATTTGAGGAGTTTTTATGCCCAGAAAAAATATTTTCAACGTGCCCCCCGCGTTGGGGGATGGATTGCAGACGAGGCTGGCGGCGAACGTCAAACCGCTCTCGCAGCAAAAGAAAGTGGTAAGCCCGCAGGAGTGGAAATTCGTACAGGAGCTGTGCGCTAACGATGGGGCGATCACGTTGAAGGAGGCGGCCATCCGGGCGGGGTACTCACCAACGAATGCCAGCGCGATTTCCTATCGCCTCACCGACCCCCAGCGAGCACCCCATGTAGTGGCGGCGATACAGGAATTTCGGAAAGAGTTGGCAGAACGGTACGGAACCAATTTTGAGCGGCACATGCGGGACTTGCAAAAAATACGCGATGCGGCGATGGACGCTGGGAATTTTGGCGCGGCGGTGACAGCGGAGTAGCGACGAGGGCAGGCGCTGGGGACGATCTACATCGAGCGCAAGGAGATCAGGGTCGGCCTGATCGACTCGATGTCCAAGGAGGACGTGATGCGCCGGTTGAATGAAATCCAGCAAATTTATGGCGGGGCACCCGTCGAGCAGATAGAGCAAGGGTCGATTATCGATATGACCCCGGAAGAGATATCGGTTGCAAAAACACCACCCCTAACGATTGCCCAGAAGATGAAATTCGATGAACGCGACCGAAGAGTCACTGTTGAGGAGGCTCGTCGAGAACGTAAGCGGCAGCGAGCTAGAGATCTGCTCACTAAAATCCACGGGGCAAAAAAAGCAGCAATCCTACGGCCTGATCTGTTTACGCTCGGCGGGATTCGTGATGATGACGGCGAAGGTGACGAGGACGAGGAATTTGGGGTTGACGCCGGAGGAGGTGAGTTTCCATTTGAGGATGACGACAACTCAATGTCCGACCTTCATTTTGATCCAGAGTCACCCGCCGGGGACGACGAGGACTTCGATGGCTAGTCTAAGGCTCTACAAGGGGTCTCAGGTCAACGATCTATACCATAGGGGTACGGAGGTAGCGCCTCTTGATAGCTGGCCTCTGGAGGCCGTTCAGTGGCGTTTAGTGAGGTGGAGGCTTGTTGAGTGACAGGGTCGATGGTCGATGGCAGAGTGACAGGGTCGATGGTCAATCAGGGTCGATCAGGGTCGATGGTCGATGAGGGTCGATCAGGGTCGATGGTCGATGAGGGTCGATCAGGGTCGATGGTCGATGGTCGATGGTCGATGGTCGATGGTCGATGGTCGAGTGACCGGGTCGAGTGACAGCGTAGGGGCTATGCGCCCCTACGCCTAACGCGGTGCTCACAGGATCACCAGTGCTCCAATCAGTGCCGCCAGTAAGCAGCAGCCGAGCATTGCTAAAAACTCTCGCATGTTAATTCTCCAATTTTATTGATGAAGTCCTTCGCCTCGCTTACCCAGTCAGATTTGGAAAGGTGGCTGGTGTACATCACCATCACCGATTCGGTGGCAATCTTAGTACCATTGTCGTAAAGGAAGTAATGGTAGCCCTCACCTTTGACTAGCTCGCAGTGTGAGTTGACCTTGGCGATGGCGGCGTTTATGG